TGACGGAGAGTGGGGCGTTGATGGTGACGGGAAGCGTGAATGCTGCCGAGGCGGAGACCGAGACAGGCCCCGTGAAGGTGGTGGCAGAAGCAAAGGTGTTGGTATTGGTGAAGACGTTGGCGGCACTGAGCTGGACGTATGGGAGCATCGCGTTGACCACCGAGGTCCCGTCGATGACGAGGAAGACCCAGAGGTCGCGGGGCAGCACCACGCCTGTACCCGCCGAGGTGCGGAACGTGACGTTGGCCCCGGAGGCTTGGCAGCGCACCCAGTAGGTCTTGGCCACGTCGGGCACCACCACGGAGATGGCGGAGGTGACCGTGCCCGTGAGGTTGAGGACGGCGTTGCGAGCCTCGTCGGACACACCGTCGGCGGCACTCACCGTGTAGCTGGCGTTGCCCGAGATGTTGATGCTGCAATAGCCTGTGATGGCCTGCTGCACCAAGTTGAGGTTGTTGTTGGTCTTGACACCCCAGGTGTTGGCGTTCTCGCCAGTAGCCTGGAGTTCGAGGCGGAGGGAGGAGGAATACGTAGAGGGCATTACACGCCTCCCTGCAGGGTATTGTCGCCGCCGGCGGGCGAGTTGTTATTGAGGTTGTCATCCTGGCGGGTACGCCGGGCCTCGTTGCGCAGCTTCCCAACGGCGTCCTGGTACTTGCCCTCCCAGAGGGCGGCGGCCTGGTAGTTCTTCATGAACATGCAGGCTTCCTGCATGCACCCATAGAAGAGGGCTTCGGGGGCATACTCCGTGAGCCAGTTGGTGGAGGTGCCCACGCTGCCAATGGAGGTGGGGATCTGCACGTAGGAGATTTCGAGGGAGGCGCTGGTGGAGGGCGCGGGGGCCACCAGGATCTGGTTGTACCCCCAGCGGGCATAGTACTTGGGTTCACCCACGGAGGTGCGCTGCGGCCAGTACTCTCGGAGGAACTCGTCAGTACGCATGATGAGCTGGCTGTACCTTCCCGCCGACACGTAGGTGACGTTCTTCAGCACCAGTGCATCGGAGGGGATGGACACCAGGTAGGTGGAGACCGCCGCTGTAGTGTACACCACGAAGCCGTAGGTGTCAATGTCGCGGGCCAGGCGCATCCGCGTCTGGTCGATGAAGGTGGGGATGGCCGCCGCGAACTCCGTGTCGTCATTCTCGGTGGCGCTGCGGATGTAGTCGTAGAGTTGGGTGTAGGATGTGGACATGGCTCACCCGCTCACGTATCCAGAATCGCAGGCCAGATTGCCTTGAGTTCTTCTGGGGTTGATGCCGATGCCATGCGCGGGTCCTTCGTCACGTCGCGAAGAAGATTCTTCTTGGCAACGATGTCTGAAGTTGTGGAGTTGGTTTCCAAGGCTCGCTGGTAATCCACGTCAAGCTTGGCCAGCAGGGGTGCACGCGCCTCACGCATCCTATCCTTGTGGATCTCTCGGGCCTTGTCCATGTTGATGCGGATCATTCCTGGTACTCCCAAGCATCCCTGAACGTGCGATCCGAAGGAATGTCAGACATGTGGATAATCTTGAACGGCTTACCCAAGGGAACATCCTTAACCGCAATCTCATCTATGGTAAGTCCACAATCAGCGGGAATTACAACAGCAACTCCGCCCTCGTCCGTAGGATAAATGATTCGCCATTCTGACATGGTTTCCTCCTAGCGTACAGCCACTACATAAACATAATCTCGGTCAAATGCGTTGTTACCCGGAGTGCCAACGATGATGCGAACTGCCGAGGTGGTGATGGTTGCAGGATTTTTTAGCGCAACCACCCCGTTGGGGGCGGCATCGCCGTTTCCTTGCTGAGAAAAACCTGCGCAAGCATAATTGGCGTCTGGAAAATTAGTAGCAAAGTTTATGGTGTAGTCACCGACGCCATTGTCCGTGAGAGAGGAAACATTGCCCGAATTTCTGATGGCAATAGTCCCAGTGCCATTGAAGTTCACCCAAGCGCGCACTCCGTAGGCGAGGGCACCCGAACCGTATCCACTATTGAAGGACAGGTCGCTGCTGATCACCACCGAGGAGTTGACCTTCAGGGTAGATGCCAGCGACGTGGCACCCTTGATATCAACCGACGACACAAAGGTAGCCACGCCCGAAGTCGTAAAGGTTCCCGACACACTGACGTTGCCCGAGAAGGTAGCGTTGCCGGTGGTGATGAGCGTACCGCCAATGGAGGTGGCACCTCGAAGGTTCACTGCCGACAGGAGGTTGGCTACGCCGGACACCGTGAAGGTACCGGACACCGACACGTTGGAGTTGAAGGTACCTGCGCCGTTGACCACCAAAGTAGAGGCAAGGGACGTGGCGCCCCCGATGCCAACGTTGCCGCTGGCGTCGATCCGCATGCGCTCGACGTTGTTGGTTCCGAGAACAAGCGGATATGGATCATACGCAAAAACTTCCAAACTGCCGTTTTGCGACTCAATTCGCGAAGTGGACGCCGAGCTGCGAGCGTACAAGTGAATGCGCTCGCCTCCGGTCGTGTTTGCCAGTCGAAGCGATTCGCCGGTTGCGTTCTCGACCTGCAAACGAACAGATGGCGACGTGGTGCCGATACCCACGTTGCCGCTACTGTTGATCCGCATGCGCTCGGTAGTGCCGTTGGTGCGTAAAATTAACGCACCCGGAGTGCTCATATATGTGTTGTCATCAGAAAAAAGCTGAAGCGTTTGTTTGGCTACTCCAGAGCTATCGTTCATGAAAATAACAGTAGCATTTGGCATTCTGATAGCGCCGTTTACGTCAAGTTTATATGCTGGCGATGTCGTGCCGATGCCGACGTTGCCTGCGCTGTCGATCCGCATGCGCTCGGAGCCTGCGGTGGAAGCAGCGAGGGTGTTACCGGCGGGGAAGTAGATGCCGGTGTTGGTGTCGCCCGTGGTGGAGATGGAGGGCGTTCCTGCAGTGCCGGGACCCACCACAACAGCGCTGGAGACGCTAACGGTGCTGTTGAAAGTAGCATTACCATTGGCGACCAACGTGGATGCCAGGGAGGTTGCACCCTTGACATCAACCGCAGACGCCAAGGTGGTTACACCGGACACGAAGAAGTTTCCGGTGACACTCAGTGCGCTCTGGACGTTGACCACGGAGGTGAAGTTGTTGGCACCCGTGAAGGTGTTGGTAGAGGACAGCAGGGCGTAGGCCGATGGATTGATCAAGCCCACGTAGTAGCCCGCGAGGGACGCCGCGTTATTGGCGGACACTGCAGCAATGGATGCCGCATTGGCGTAGACAGCCGCGATGCTGGCAGAGTTGGCGGCGTTGGCAGCCGCAGCACTGGCAACACTGGCAGCGTTGTTGGCGGAGACAGCAGCGATGCTCGCCGTGTTGGCATAGACCCCCGCGATGCTTGCTGCGTTGTTAGCACTCACGGCGGCGATGCTGGCGGTGTTGGCCCTCACCCCTGCAATGCTAGCGTAGTTGGCTGCGTCGGTAGCGAAGGCGCTGGCACTCACCTTGTAGATCTGGGCCACGGAGGCGTAGCCCCCAGCCTCGGTGGCGTAGGCGCTAGCCGAAGTCTTGTAGATTTGGGCGAGGGAGGCAGCCACGGCGGCATTGGAGGCATCCACGGCCACCGAAGAAATCTGGGCGGCAAGGGAGGCTGCCTGGGCTGCGGCACTCGCGGCGTTGACATAGGAGACCGAAGCCTGCGCGGCGTACACCCCGGCGAGGGATGCTTCGGCGGCAGCGCTTACCTTGTAGATGTTGGCGTTGACCGCAGCGGTGGAGGCCAGGTTAGAGTAGGTGAGGGCGTCGTTGGCATACCCCGCCGCCACTCCCACGTTGGACGCGATGGTGTCGATCTGGGTGCCGGGGTAGACCACGGCGACCTGCTTCGTGCCCGACGAGAAGTCCACGAGCGCGTTGCCGTTGGAGGAGCTGTAGACCGTGTTGCGCGAGAGATAGGGAATGCCCGCCGAAAGGGTGAAGGTGCCGAGGCCCACTTCCCACTCGTTGGCACTTTGGTGGGTGATGGCGTAGTAGCACTGGTTGCCGTTGCCCACCCCCGCGCTGAAGGTCTGGAAGTTGCGCACGGCCCCCAGGAGGGCGAGGGCCCCCGTGCCATTTCCCGTGGTGTTCTCGCGGACGCGGTTGGCGTTGACAATGGTCATTAGGAACCTCCGGGCCCACCGTCATCCAGGGGGACTTGCTGCTCATCGGTCTGGTTGTAGTTGATGGCCAGGGGCACATCGGGACGCGGGTAGCGCAGGGCCTGCGGGTCAGGATAGACGGGCGGCGGCCTATTCTGCGGGTGGGTCATCAAGTTGAATTCGCCGTCGTTGCAGGTGCTGCAGACGCGCCAACGGGTGCCCGGCTCATTGCGGATCTGGAGGTAGCGGTAGCGGAAACCGCACCTGTCGCACAAGCTCCAACTGTGTTTGCCGGAGGCGAAGTGGCCCATGTCAGTACCTGTAGCGTGGCACTATACGGAGGGTGGCGCGCTCGCGGTCCTCGTCGGTGGCATGCAGAAGCTGGTCTTCGTACTCCGCCTTGAGCATCGCCAGGCGATCCATGGAGAACTGCATCCCACGATTGAGGCCCAGGTAGTAGGCGAGCCCGGCGACGAGGGCGGGCCAGAAGCGGCGGGGCATGTCGGGGTCGTTGCTGAGCTTGCCGGCATCCTGCACGAAGCGCATCTTCCAGTAGACGAGGATGTCCGTGGAGTTTTCAGGCGCGGGCCACACGTAGATGAGGGGATATTCGCGCTGCCTGTTGACGAAGTAGTGGGTGGGCCGGCCCTGCTGCTCCTTGCGGGGAATGTCGAGGTACTCGCCAAATCCCAAGCGGGTCATGATGAGGTCGGTGCCGTTGCGGCGCACCACGGCATCGAGGAGGTCGAGGGTGTCGGTGCTGCAGGAGATGGTGGCCACCGCCGACGTGAGCGTGACGAGGACCTGCTCCAGGGTGTGGAGAAGGATGCCGCGATTCTGCAGGTCGGTGAAGAGGAGGTCCAAAGCCCGCCGGGACACCCGGGCTTCGGTACCGAGAGTGGGCTCGCCCCCAACCCGAAGAGTTGCCTGTTCAAGCAACTCGTCAAGGGGGAGGGAGAAGGAGGTGGTCCCGGAGGTTGCCATGGCTTACTTGATGGTGTACTTGCCGCCCTTGGTGGCAGCGCCCATGCCCCGGCAGGTGCCGCCGCCGGCCATCTTCACGCTGCCGCCCTTGCGGAAAAACGGAACGCCCCGGGAAGTCTCCCAACTCTTCTCACCGTACCTGCGGGCACCCCCTCGGTGATTCTCCAATCGCATGTCATCTATGCTCTTGAAGGGGACAAGGCGCGGGCGGCGAGGTACACGCAAATCGACGGGCCTGACGAAGCCGGCGATGGCCGCTCGCTCCTCCTCTGTCATCGGGCGCGGGATTCGACTGCGAGAAGGACCCGTAACTGCGGGGTCCGTGGAAAGAAACTCAGTACCTGCCGCTCGACGAGTCATGCTACGCTGCTGGGAAGTGGGGCGCGTAGGCAGGCTTTCGGTAGCGCGCGGCCTGGAAGCACGAGAAGCTTCCTCCCGATCCATGGCTTCCTGGCGAATGCGATCCCCTGCACCCGTGTTTTCCTCCGAAGAGGACTTGGGTGCGGGCAGGGGCTCTCTCTTCACGGCACCCGCGCTGTAATCGGACTTGGATTCCGGGGCCTTCTTGCGCCCGAAGAGATCAGAAAGGGAGTACTGCGGGACATCCCACTCGGGCATCGACTCGGTGCCCCTGGACATGCCGTACTCCTTGACCTTGCCGCCCTCGGCGTACTTCTTGACCTTGCCGCCCTTGCGGTACACGTCGTAGTCGTAGCCACGCTGGGCCGCGCCAGCACCCCGGGAGGTCTTGCCCCCGTGGGACATCGTGGCCATGTCGCGAGGCTTTCCGCCCCTGAGTTTGCTCTTCATGGTGACCTCAGTAGATCTTGTAGTCGCCGCCCTTGGAGGTGCAGCCCATCCCCCGAGAGACGGAACCACCCTTGGCGTAGCGCGGGGCATTTTTGGCCGGCATCTCGATGCGCTTGGTGACCGGCATCGTGTAGACGGGCGGCTGCTCGAACTTGTTCTGGTAGCTGGTGCCCTTGACGGCAGCACCCTTGCCCTTCATGGTGGCCATTTGAGACCTCAATCGAAGAAGAGGGTGATGCCGCAATTGGCACCACCGGAGACCTTCACGAACATAGCCTGCTCGCAACGAAGGCCCGCATCGGGAATGTAGATGGCGACGCTGTCGGGGTTACCGGAGGTAGCCCTATGCGGCATGTCCACCTGAAGGATCTTCTGGCCCGTCGCACTGATGGCCGCCGAGGCATCGTAGACGTAGAGGGTGCCCGGCAGGTCATTGTGGATGTAGAGGCTGCGAAGACGAGTCGGCCTGTCCACCACCACCGTAGAGGTGGCAGAGGTGAAGGCCGACTTGATCTGGGTCCAGGACATCTGGCACCCTTACGCGATGGT